ATGTTAGTTAGTAAAAACAACGAATTTAACACTAGCTCATTTATAGATAGTGGAAATTGTAATGAAAGAAAATCTTCTGAATCCATGGAGCTACTAGCTTATAGTATTATAAATTTAATTTGTAAGAAAGCTGCCTCAGGGACGTATCGCGGTGCTCTTGAAACTTTACAAAAAATGATGTCTGAATGTATATATCATGAAGGCAACGCCTTTGTCATTATGGGAGTTGGAGAACAATTAAAACGTATTAAATATGAAGTTGGTGAAAATAACTTAAAGGTATTCAACGTACACTTTAATAATAATCACGAGTTAGTTAGTTCTGGTGAGCCTGACGTAATATGTTTAAGCAAGCAGGTCTGGGAAAATCTTCTCATTAAACTAAAGCTGGAAAACAATGAAAATGTGTTTTCTGAAACTAAAAAATTATCGAATAAAAATAATGACGATCAGTTTTTTGAATGCGCTAAAAGAAATGAACAGAACCTTTTGATAATATAAGAAAAAGTGATTTTCATGTTGGTTTACTTAAGCCAAGTAGTACGCGTAGTGTTATTTTAGAAACGCCGCCAAATGTCTGTATGGAATCACGTAATTCATATGAAAAAAAATAGATGAGATTTCATCTTTGTCAGAGTCAAAGGAACACCCCATAGATATTCAAGAAAAAAAAGATGCGTTTGTGAATGAGCTCAAGGGGATATTATTTGATAAAAATGGAAGGTCTTCAGAGTTTCTACTTAATTTTTATGAATGTTGCTATGAGTTTTTACCAAGAGCGCAGCCTCAGGATAAAATCGAAAGCTATAATTCAGCACTGCAAGCTTTCTCCATCTTTTGTTCATCTACGTTGATACATAATAATATAGGCTTTGATTTCAAATTATTTCCAGAAGTCAAACTGTGTGGGGAAAATCTTGAAACGGTATTCAAATATAAAAATGGCGATGATGTCCGGGAGATAGCCAAAATTAACATTACTCTCCAAAAAGAAGAGGATGGTTTATATAATTTAGGTGGATTGGATTTTAAGGGATGCTTCTTTTCTGGACAGAACTTCAGTAACTATGATATTCAATATGTGAACTGGGGAACGTCATTGTTTGATCTTGATACTCCGTGTATTTTTAATGCGCCTGCTTACAACAAGAGTAATGAAAAATCATTAAAACCTGTGAGCGAAAACGGTTTAAGTGGAGTCTTGACTGATCGTAATAATAAAATAAAACTCATCACGGGCGTGGCACCATTCGATGATATTTTATTTATGGATGATGACTTTGATGATAGTTCCTCTGAGGATGATCCCGTTGAGAATAGTCCTGTTGTGACTAGTCCCGTTGTATCAAGTTCTAAAAGCAGTTTTCAATGATTAATAAATGGCTATTTTTACAAAGAGATAATAACGTAGATTGAAACAATATGTATTATTGATTGATTAAACGGGATTATTTTTTACACTACAACCATTTTGCTGCCACTACCAAAGAAAAAGGGGCTACGCTTTCACGTAACCCCTTGATTTATTTGTTGAGCTGGCGGTGTCTGAATTGGTGCTGTAATTGGTTGAAATATTTATTCTAATGTCTGGTTCAACTTTCCTTAGCTGCCTGAAAGTTTTTTTGATCTTACCCATCAATAATAGGGTTACGGTACACCACGCCTGACTGATGAACTGCGTGCTCAGGGTTACCTCTTCAACGTAAAACCGTGGCAGGAGGTCCGGACTGAAAAAACTGCTCAGGACATTATCGGCGGTGGACGCACGGGTAGTCTGTAAACCGAACCGACTGGGGCGCAGTATGTGGCATCTTGTCGTGCTGTTGGAGGAGCTGTGCAAACGTGGTATTAACTTTCGTGCTCTGGCCCAATCTATATTTGCCCAACAATGGGGGGACGAATGCTGTAAAAGTAAAAGAATCTGCGATCTCAAAGTTATTGTGTTATTTTTATGTGAGCAGAAGATATTCATCAGAAACGATTATGTAAATCATTTTATTTTGCCGACGGCCTGATTGTCGAAAGAAAAGAATACCCCCGTATTCCCTGAATAGATTGACTTTTTTATCCAACCATACTTCAGCGCACTGCGTTTAAAAAATGCTTCTTTCTTATGTGGAATATCATCATTTCATCATGATGTCTTTGATGAGCGGTGAACACAATACACTTGCGCTGTCTCTTCAGGATGAATCCCCTGGTCTGGTGCCTGTGGGCTGATGTTGCAGCAGAGCTAAGGTCGCTTAAACGCTACTCAGTATTCACTTTTCAGAGGATGAAATTTATGAACAGGACCAGTCCCCATTATTGTCGCCGCTCAGTACTTTCCTTATTGATATCTGCCTTGATATATGCCCCGCCTGGGATGACGGCCTTCACTCCTGATGTTATTGGTGTGGTAAACGATGAGACTGTAGATGGCAGCCAAAGAGTAGATGAACGAGGTACAACAAATAACACTCATATTATCAACCATGGCCAGCAGAATGTTCATGGCGGGGTATCTAATGGAAGTCTTATTGAATCGGGTGGATATCAAGATGTAGGAAGTCATAACAATTTTGTGGGGCAGGCTAATAATACAACCATTAACGGAGGAAGACAGACAATTCATGACGGGGGCATTTCCACCGGTACGATAATCGACAGTGGCAATCAGGACGTTTATACAGGTGGTATCAGCAATGGAACGACAATTAAGGGTGGTAATTCACACATAAGTGGGGGGACTGCGAATGGAACCATCATTGATGGTGGAGGGCAGACAGTAACAACTCAGGGGCATGTTGATGGTACAACGATAAATAAGTCCGGTTATCAGGACATCACGCAAGGAAGTATTGCAACGAACACAATCATAAATGGTGGACGACAGTATGTTGAACAGAGCACAGTAGGAACAACCACCATTAAAAATGGCGGTGAGCAAAGAGTATATGAAAGCCATGCGCTGGACACGACGATTGAAGGTGGAACTCAGTCTCTGAATAATAAGTCAACGGCAAAAAATACTCAGATCTATTCTGGTGGTACGCAAATTGTTGATTACACCAGCTCCTCGGATGTTATTGAAGTTTATTCCGGTGGCGTGCTTGATGTTAGTGGTGGTACGGCAACAAATGTTACCCAGCACGATGGTGCAATTTTAAAAACAAACACTAACGGTACGACGGTGAGCGGTACGAATAGTGAAGGTGCATTCTCCATCCACAATCACGTGGCAGACAATGTGTTGCTGGAAAACGGTGGTCATTTAGACATAAACGCATATGGTTCGGCAAACAAGACGATTATTAAAGATAAAGGAACAATGTCAGTTTTAACGAATGCTAAAGCTGATGCGACCCGAATAGATAACGGCGGGGTAATGGATGTTACCGGAAACGCGACCAATACCATAATCAATGGTGGTACACAGAATATTAATAATCATGGTATTGCCACGGGTACCAATATCAACGGCGGAACGCAAAATATCAAGAGCGGCGGGAAAGCTGACACGACAATTATATCCTCCGGGAGCCGGCAGGTTGTTGAGAAAGATGGTACGGCAACTGGCAGCAATATTAGCGCCGGAGGCTCGCTGATTGTCTATACCGGTGGTATTGCACATGGGGTTAACCAGGAGACGGGCAGTGCTTTAGTTGCCAACACGGGCGCAGGGACTGATATTGAAGGATACAACAAGCTCTCTCACTTCACTATTACCGGAGGGGAGGCTAATTATGTTGTGCTGGAAAATACCGGCGAACTGACGGTAGTGGCTAAAACCTCGGCGAAAAATACTACCGTTGATACTGGCGGTAAGCTGATTGTCCAGAAGGAGGCTAAAACAGATACCACCAGACTTAATAATGGTGGCGTTCTGGAGGTTCAGGACGGTGGTGAGGCTAAGCATGTTGAGCAACAATCCGGCGGCGCATTAATTGCTTCCACAACTTCCGGAACCCTTATCGAAGGAACCAACAGTTATGGTGATGCTTTCTACATCAGGAATTCAGAAGCTAAAAATGTAGTGCTGGAAAACGCTGGCTCATTAACAGTCGTCACTGGTTCCCGGGCAGTTGATACGATTATTAATGCCAACGGCAAAATGGATGTTTATGGAAAAGATGTTGGCACTGTACTCAATAGTGCTGGCACCCAAACAATATATGCCAGTGCCACTTCTGATAAAGCAAATATCAAAGGTGGCAAGCAAACGGTATATGGATTAGCCACTGAGGCAAATATCGAAAGTGGTGAACAAATTGTTGATGGTGGGTCAACAGAGAAAACACACATCAATGGTGGCACGCAAACCGTTCAGAATTATGGTAAGGCAATCAATACCGATATCGTCTCTGGCCTACAACAAATTATGGCAAACGGGACAGCGGAAGGTTCCATTATTAATGGGTGTTCACAGGTAGTTAATGAGGGCGGTCTGGCTGAAAACTCGGTGCTTAATGACGGCGGCACACTCGATGTGCGGGAGAAAGGCAGCGCAACGGGGATACAGCAGAGTAGCCAGGGCGCTTTGGTTGCAACCACCAGGGCGACGCGGGTCACAGGAACACGCGCGGATGGCGTCGCGTTCAGCATCGAGCAGGGTGCGGCGAACAATATCCTGCTGGCAAATGGCGGCGTGTTAACCGTGGAGTCAGACACCTCTTCTGACAAAACACAGGTCAATACGGGCGGACGGGAGATCGTCAAAACAAAAGCCACTGCGACAGGCACGACGCTCACCGGCGGCGAACAAATCGTCGAGGGGGTGGCGAATGAGACAACGATTAACGACGGCGGAATACAAACAGTTTCAGCTAACGGAGAGGCAATAAAAACAAAGATCAATGAAGGCGGTACGCTGACAGTTAACGATAATGGCAAAGCGACAGATATCGTCCAGAACAGCGGTGCCGCTCTCCAGACGAGCACGGCTAACGGTATTGAAATCAGCGGTACTCACCAGTACGGCACTTTTTCCATTTCCGGCAATTTAGCGACCAATATGTTGCTGGAAAATGGCGGTAATTTATTGGTATTAGCAGGTACCGAAGCTCGCGACTCCACGGTTGGCAGCGGTGGAGCCGCCAACGGCAGTTATCGCAGCAACGGGCTGGGCGGTCACATTGAAACCGGGATGCGATTTACCGATGGTAACTGGAACCTGACGCCGTATGCATCGTTAACGGGGGTTCACCGCTGATAACCCTGAATATCATTTATCCAATGGCATGGAATCGAAATCAGTCGATACCCGCAGTTTATATCGTGAACTGGGTGCAACGCTGAGTTACAACATGCGTCTGGGGAACGGTATGGAAGTTGAGCCGTGGCTGAAGGCGGCTGTGCGCAAAGAATTTGTCGATGATAACCGGGTGAAAGTGAATAGTGACGGTAATTTCGTCAATGATTTGTCGGGCAGACGTGGAATATACCAGGCAGGTATTAAAGCCTCATTCAGCAGTACGTTAAGCGGGCATCTTGGGGTGGGGTATAGCCATGGTGCCGGTGTGGAATCCCCGTGGAACGGGGTAGCTGGTGTGAACTGGTCGTTCTGACCATCAACGAAAAAGCCCACATCTGTGGGCTTTCATGTCACCAGGAGCCGCGGCTCCTTTGCGTATCCTTTTATGTCTCTTTACCGTCTGGTCGGTGTCCTGCTGAGACTGCTAACTTCCTGTTTTTATTGGTGTTGTCCTTATACCGTCCAATCATGATTGGGCTGGCGGAGTTTGAATAAATATTGTATCGCTTTGATTTTTAACGATTTTGTTTAATTCAGTTTTTGTGCGTATACCTAATCGTATACCAATGGCTGTAAGTTAATGTGAAATGAAAACGCATTTTTACTTGGATTGATGCTATATCGTACAGGAAAAAAATTTTTTTTCGAAAGAACTGTTCACACTGTTCACCTTTCTGTTTTCTCCTTTTATTTCAGTTGGATAGGTGGTGAATAATGGGTGAAGGGTGAACATTCGATTCTTCACCTCCGGCATTCTGCCGGTGTGACTCATACCGGTGATTAATCCCCCGTACTGAAAATCACACAGGGAGAAAAAAGTTTTTTTTGATTTGATTGTTCACACTGTTCACCTTTCGTTTTTCTCTTTTAATTTCAGTGTGATAACGGGTGAATATACGGTGAAGGGTGAACAGTGGATTGTTCACCTTCGGGGAATTCAGGGATAAAAAAGACCGGCAGATGCCGGTCAGGTGAGTCATGAGGGTCGGGTTGTCGCAGGGTCGTCACATTTTGGCAGCCAGTCGCCGTAGCTTTCCTCTTTCAGCGTCAGGTTGGTCTGTATCCCCTGTTTGGTATGGCGCTTCTCGTAATTCAGTCCGTATTCCTTCAGCATCACCGGCAGCCCCAGCCCGAACATTTTCAGACTGAGTACATTCCGGTAGCCGTTTGCCTCCATGTAGGCCAGATAGGCGTGATAGAGGTATTTTCGGTAATTGCGCGGGATGATACTGGCGTTCCCCATATACATGCCGCTGGTCTGCGGCAGGGTTTCCAGATAGCCGATAAAATCAAACGTCGGGTCGGCATCCCGTTTGATGTTCAGCGCCTCGTCTGAGTTCTGCTGGGACTGAAGCAGTGACCGGGCGAGCATCGGGTCGCTGAACTTCTGCATCAGGTGACGCACGATGACCGCCAGCTCGCGGGTGATTTTGTCCTTAAGCTGCGGGTCGCGCTCCTGCGGGGCTATCTGTTCCGGGAAGTGAATAATCACCCGCCGGCGTGACACGCCGCCGCTGCGGTCGGTGAAGCGCATCGGGTTATTGTTCACGGCCAGAATCACCGCCGGGATGTGCGTGGAGTACGCATCCCGGTATTTCGGGTCAACGGACACTGCATCGCCGCCGGTGATGGCCTTGAGTCCGGCTCCGTCGCCGCTCCATTTTTCCTGGTCCGGCAGGCGTATCAGTGAGAAGCCAGTTAACGCGGCACGTTCACGCGGGGATTCCAGCGTCTCGATGGTGGCCGACGTGGCGTTATCCTCCCCGGCCAGCAGGGTGGCGATTTCGGCCATGATACTTTTGCCGCTGCCGCCGGGACCGGTCACCTCCAGAAAGAGCTGCCAGTCGTAGCGGTTTGCCAGCACCATAAACAGTGCGGCCAGAATCACGTCGCGTTTTTCCGCACGGCCACCGGCGGCACGGTCAAGCCAGCGCCAGAACGCGGGGGCGTGGGTCTCCAGCGTTTCACCGTCCACCGGCGGGGTGAAATCCACATCGCACAGGGTGCGCATCCAGTGTGACGGACTGTGCGGGTGGAACGTGCCGTTCTGCGTGTCGAGCACGCCGTTACGAAAGCCAATCAGGCGGCGGGATGGGGCTTCCTGCTGCGGAATAATCAGCTTCAGGGTGTCCACCACGGAGGCCACCTTCCCGGAGGAGAACGGCGCGCGCAGACGCTGAAACAGCCCGGCCACATCCCGGGCAAAGTCCTGTGGCGGCAGCACCTTCCAGACACCATTTTCATAGCGGGACAGAAGCTGGCCGTTGGCATCGACCGCGAGCGCCTCGCCGTAATGCTCATAGATACGCATGGCCTTTTCGCTGGTACTCATGGCGGAAAACTCCGCTTCGCTCATGGTGTCGAACGGGCTTTCAGCCGGTGGCCGGATGGCATCATAAATGGCCTTACGGGTGGCTTCCCCGCCGTACTGCGTGAAGGCATCATTCCAGTCACCGAAGACCGGCGGCAGGGCAACAACACCTTCACACGCATCTGCGGCTGCGGCGGCCTTTTTCTGGCCGTCACCGCTGAGGTCACGGTCAGCAGCAAGGACAATCTGACAGGCCGGATGCTTCTGCCGGGCAAGGCTGGCCAGAGAAAGGAGATTCACGGAAGAAAGCGCCACCATCACCGTTTCACCGGTCAGGTGATGCACGGTAAGTGCGGTCGCGTATCCCTCCGCTATCCACAGACGTTTTCCGGCCTGATTCTGTCCTTCAAGGGTGTGACAGGTGCCCCTGACCTGTCCGCCTTTCAGGGTGCGCTTACGGCCGTCAGCACTGATTAACTGAAGGTTAACCAGTTCGCCGCTGTCGTCATACAGTGGCACCACAAGGTCACCGGCACGCCAGCTCACGCCACCGGCTCTGTGTGTGCCGGTCAGCATCCGGCATTCCCGGCCAGGAAAGCCCTTGCGGGTCAGGTAGGCGTTACCGGTTCCGGGACGGGTTTTCGCCATCAGGGTTTGTGCCAGTGCGGCGGCGTTCTTCCGGGCAGCGTCTGTTTCAGCACCGGCGGCAGCCGTCACTGCCGGGTCAGCCGGGGGCAGGCTGCCGGTCACGGCAGCCACCTTTGCGGCCGCATCGGACGGGGAAACACCAAACACCTTTTCAACCAGTTTCAGGCCGTCACCGGCACCACACTGATTGCAGTACCAGGTGCCGCGCCCCTCCCTGTCATCAAAACGGAAGCGGTCACTCCCGCCACAGACCGGACAGGGCTGATGACGGTTTTTCAGCACCTGAATCCCCAGCGCCGGGAGAATACGCGGCCAGTGGCCGAGCGCATGGCTGACGGTGGCGGTTACGTTCATTTTCATGGTGTTGTTCTCCTTCAGTGCAGTACCGGCGCTTTTATGTGACGGGCACAGAGTTCATCCATCACAACCAGCCCGAGAAAGGACAGCGACGGCGCGGCCTTCAGGGGGCCGGATTCCATTAAATCTTCCAGCAGGGCACAGGCTATCTGACGCCCTTTTTCCTCACCGTGCTGGCGCAGATAAAAGCCTTCCAGCTCAGCGGCGATGGCCGCCTCCAGTGATTCAAGGGTGAGATGCGGGTAGCGGTGCTGACGTTCGCACACGGTCAGCCAGGCACAGGCGACAGCACGACGGTAAAGGGCTGCGCGTAAGACGGGCGGTAAGGGTGTTTTCATTTGCTTTCCGCCCTGTGACAGATGACTGCATTCCGTGCCGGTTGCATTAACTGATAAGGCATATCTGCGTCTCCTGAAGACGTGCGTATCCCTGCGCGAATACGCACATTTAATTTTTCGGGTGTCGTTTTTTAATTACAGATAATTGCGGTAACTGTTATCCGGTGTGATTTCCGGGTCAGGCTCCGTGCGGGGGATTTCCCGCCATTCCCGCGCCACCGGTGTCGCCCGGCTGACCGGAACAGGGGCCTGCGGGTAAATATCCAGATATTTCTCCCGCCATTTCTGTAATTCCGGGTCTCCGGCCATTTCTTTCAGTACCGCATGCCGGTTTACGGGGCTGCGTTTAAACAGGTCAGGACGGTCACAGGTAAATTCCCGCAGAAAACGCCCCAGCGGGATGTCTGTGGTGCGCCCGTCAGCGAGGATACGCACAAGGATACTGAATTTACGGCGGTACGGGTTCCAGACAATGTCCGGGCAGCGGTACGGCATTTCCCACGGAATACCGTCTTCCAGAATGCCGACCACGGCCACATCGGGAAAACCGGCAGAACGGTAAATCTCACCGGGCTGGGGAAAATCAAACATGCGTCCTGTCTCCCCGGTCTTTCTGCTGGGCGAGAAAATCGCGGCACAGGCCTTTGGCTTTCAGCTCATTCAGCACAAAATCAATATCTTCATTCAGGTAGCTGAAAATATGCGGAATGTAGAGCTGATGCAGGCCGGAGAGTTCACGGTGAATCAAATCACCCCCAACAAACTGGGATACGGCGCTGGCGCGGTTGAGCTTATGGTAAGCCTCAATGCTGAGGTGTTCACGGGCGTCATGACGCGCTGAGACGGTCTGAGGGGCTTTTTTATTACGCACGGGACACCTCCACCACCGGCAGACGGGCAGCAAGGGAGAGCACATAGTCACGGACAAGGGAACGGCGGGCGCTGCGTTCATCACCGGCGACGGTGCGAAGCATGCAGATACGGGGATGACGGTCTGCGCGACGGACAGCCGCAAACACAAAGACAAATTCAGGGTGTGAGGGGGTAAGGGTTGTAGCCATAAGGCAGCCTCCTTCGAGTAGCAAATAACTGCTATCGCCGGAGTTTCCACGCTCAATGGCGATAGCCCAGACGGGGGTGGAAATACCGGCCTCGAAGAATACCGGCCAGCCCGGAGGCTGCCCCGCCTGAGCTACCATTGACTCTGCGGCATAATGAGCGGACGCGGGCAGGATGCACGGAATGCCATCTGCACGACTGACCACACACCACACCATAATCTGGCGCTCTGTGGCGTTGATTGCGACACAAAAAAAGACGCATGGCGCGTCATATGTCGCCTTCGAGTTACACGGGTTTCCACGCCCGGCTGCCGATTTTGCGACAGCGGAAAAACTATATCCGCAAATGCCGGAAAAAGGCAAGCCAGAAAAAGGGAGTTTTTGCAGAGCGGGCATCATCATGCGTCGTACCCCCGTTTGCGTCCGGCGATGCGCCCGGCCATCCATGCGGTGACTTCAGAGTGCAGCCAGGCCACATTTTTACCGCCAAGACTCACCTGCGGCGGAAATTCCCCCTTACGGATGAGTTCATAGATGGTCGAGCGTGACAGGCCGCACAGGTGCATCACTTCCGGCAGACGTAAAAAACGCTCCTGCGTGATGTCCGGCAGCGGCATCAGTGGTGTCACAGGGGCGGGAGACGGGGAAGAAAAAACAGCTTGCATCGGGCTACCTCGTTAATGTCCATACAGCACCGGATAAGTCCGTCCGGCTTCGGGTAGCGCTTTATTTTGTGAATATTTTCAGCAGACGCAACAGGGGGGATTTGTTCCGGCAGCCTTACAATGCTTGTGTGTTTTTTGTTCATCTCCACTTAAAGTCATTTAAAGCCACTTAAAGCAATTCGTAATTTTTATAGTGAAATACAAATCGTTTTTTCTTATTCATTCCCGGCGAATTAATAAAAACAAACAGTAGTAAACAGCACAAAAAGCCCATCAACGGGTGAACAGTGGTGAACAGACGGTGAACAGTCATTACTGCGATTGTTCACCCTTTAACTTACTGTATTACTTATCTTTTTTCTTATGGTGAACAGAGGTGAACAGTAAAATATAAAAAAACAAACAGTAAGCCGGTTTTTCCTGCGACCTTTTCCTGGCTTGCCGGTCTGAGGATGAGTTTCCTGTGTCAGGGCTGGCACATCTGCAATGCGTCGTGTTGTTGTCCGGTGTACGTCACAATTTTCTTAACCTGAAGTGACGAGGAGCCGGAAAATGTCTGACAACACCATCCCTGAATATCTGCAACCCGCACTGGCACAACTGGAAAAGGCCAGAGCCGCCCACCTTGAGAACGCCCGCCTGATGGATGAGACCGTCACGGCCATTGAACGGGCAGAGCAGGAAAAAAATGCGCTGGCGCAGGCCGACGGAAACGACGCTGACGACTGGCGCACGGCCTTTCGTGCAGCCGGTGGTGTCCTGAGCGACGAGCTGAAACAGCGCCACATTGAGCGCGTGGCACGCCGGGAGCTGGTACAGGAATATGACAATCTGGCCGTGGTGCTGAATTTCGAACGTGAACGCCTGAAAGGGGCGTGTGACAGCACGGCCACCGCCTACCGGAAGGCACATCATCACCTTCTGAGTCTGTATGCAGAGCATGAGCTGGAACACGCCCTGAATGAAACCTGTGAGGCGCTTGTCCGGGCAATGCATCTGAGTATCCTGGTACAGGAAAATCTGCTCGCCAACACCACCGGCCATCAGGGCTACGTCGCACCCGATAAAGCTGTCATGCAGCAGGTGAAATCATCGCTGGAACAGAAAATAAAACAGATGCAAATCAGCCTCACCGGTGAGCCGGTTCTCCGGCTGACCGGACTGTCAGCGGCAACACTCCCGCACATGGATTATGAGGTGGCAGGCACACCGGCACAGCGCAAGGTGTGGCAGGACAAAATAGACCAGCAGGGAGCAGAGCTTAAGGCCAGAGGACTGCTGTCATGATTTACTGCCCGTCGTGTGGACATGTTGCTCACACCCGTCGCGCACATTTCATGGACGATGGCACCAAGATAATGATTGCACAGTGCCGGAATATTTATTGCTCTGCGACATTTGAAGCGAGTGAAAGCTTTTTCTCTGACTGTAAAGATTCAGGAATGGAATACATTTCAGGCAAACAGAGATATCGCGATTCACTGACGTCAGCCTCCGGCAGTATGAAACGCCCGAAAAGAATGCTTGTTACCGGATATTGTTGTCGGAGATGTAAAGGCCTTGCACTGTCAAGAACATCGCGGCGTCTGTCTCAGGAAGTCACCGAGCGTTTTTATGTGTGCACGGATCCGGGCTGTGGTCTGGTGTTTAAAACGCTTCAGACCATCAACCGTTTCATTGTCCGCCCGGTCACACCGGACGAACTGGCAGAAAGCCTGCATGAAAAACAGGAACTGCCGCCAGTACGGTTAAAAACACAATCATATTCGCTGCGTCTGGAATGAGGGCTGTCGGTTAACACCGGCCGTCGCCGCACACCGTATTTTTATTCTTCAGCATGATGAGAAAGAGATAACGATGGAAAGCACAGCCTTACAGCAGGCCTTTGACACCTGTCAGAATAACAAAGCAGCATGGCTGCAACGCAAAAATGAGCTGGCAGCGGCCGAACAGGAATACCTGCGGCTTCTGTCAGGAGAAGGCAGAAACGTCAGTCGCCTGGACGAATTACGCAATATTATCGAAGTCAGAAAATGGCAGGTGAATCAGGCCGCCGGTCGTTATATTCGTTCGCATGAAGCCGTTCAGCACATCAGCATCCGCGACCGGCTGAATGATTTTATGCAGCAGCACGGCACAGCACTGGCGGCGGCACTGGCACCGGAGCTGATGGGCTACAGTGAGCTGACGGTCATTGCCCGAAACTGTGCCATTCAGCGTGCCACAGATGCCCTGCGTGAAGCCCTTCTGTCCTGGCTTGCGAAGGGTGAAAAAATTAATTATTCCGCACAGGATAGCGACATTTTAACGACCATCGGATTCAGGCCTGACGTGGCTTCGGTGGATGACAGCCGTGAAAAATTCACCCCTGCGCAGAACATGATTTTTTCGCGTAAAAGTGCGCAACTGGCATCACGTCAGTCAGTGTAAAATTCCCCGAAAATCCGCCCGTTTTTACTGAAAAAAGCCATGCATCGATAAGGTGCATGGCTTTGCATACGTTTCCCTGCCTCATTTTCTGCAAACCGCGCCATTCCCGGCGCGGTCTGAGCGTGTCAGTGCAACTGCATTAAAACCGCCCCGCAAAGCGGGCGGGCGAGGCGGGGAAAGCACTGCGCGCGATGTATCATAAAAATGTCTTTTAGAATTATCACAAATCTCATTCAGCTTTAAAATTCATTTTCAAGATGTAGATCTGTGCTTTATATGAACGTAATATATGAACATTAACGACTTATTTTTCCACATGGAGCAAAGTGAAGTGGCGATTGTTGAATTGCATTTTGATGGCGATATTGCACCTGATCACCAAGTATCCCTGAGAACTCTTTCTAAAAGCCTAGGCCATTTGCAAAGTGCCTTAGATCGGGCTTATCTTGACATCAGACATGGTAATCTTTGGAAATATGCAAAGATGCATCATGACTACTATAAAGATGTTGAACTGTTGGTACAGCCCCCTAGAGAAGGTGGATATATTATCGACTTCTTCTCTAAGAAAGATATTACAAAAAAAGTAGTCGAAAGGGTTTCAAATGCACTAAATAATGCAGTTAAAGAAGCACAGCAGTCTGGTCTTGAAAATGCTGAAACTATTAGTAAAAGTGTAGAGACTAGACGTGCACAAATTGCTAGCCAGAAAATTTTACCTCGTGATTATCAGCAACTTTTGGAAAATCCGGATGCAGCAGTTAATCGACGGTATGGTGACCGAGCAATTGTGAGAGAGATAGATCAAATGTTGGCAATTATTAGGTCTCATCATTCAGGGGATAGCTCGCTAGAAATATCGTTGACAGCAGATCGCACAGAGGTTTTTGGGTTCAATAGAGCAAAAGCCAATGATTTTCATAGGGTTATAACTAGGAAGAAATTGGGTGACCCTGTAATTTATCGAGTGAAAGTTACAGAGATGGATTTGCAATATCTTTCTGCTAAAATGAAAAACAGTTTTAACAATTCGGTAAGTACACTGAGATTTGCCTCAAAAGAAGATTTTCAAGAGGTTTTTCCTTATTTTCAGAATGAAAGAGAGATGGTGTTTTTAGGTGCTCCATATATAGAATATGGAGCTTTTGATCCAAATTGTGGAGATGTATATTTTATACAGGTGTATTAATGGATGAACTAGCAAAAAAAGTCCAAGAGAAATATATTGAGGATCTTACTTGTAAGTATCCTCTTCATCGTTTTTTGATATTATTCATGGTAATTTTCTTTATGTTGACTTATCAGAAAGGTAATGTTGATATATATAATATCATGAATCAAACTTCCCTTAAGGATGTGCTTGATTTTCAACAGGGAGTACTGTCAGGGCTTTCAGTGTTGCAATTAATACAAGCCCTAATCATTTCTCTGGTTTTAAATTATGGTCATAAGAAAATAAACTTTTCAGTTTTCAATCGCCTTGTTTTTATTGGTGATTTTGATGGCTATATTTTAAGGATTTATGAGAAATATGAGGGGTTAAAACGAAATGATGCCCATGATTTTTTTATTATTAAGGAGATAGATAAAAAGATATCAGATAAAAAGGCTAATCTTCGAGTTAAGATAATTAACTCTGAGATTATTTTTTCTCTTTTGTTTTGTTTGTTGTGGAGTTTTCATATATCCATGGCAAATATAACATTGATGCTTTTGGTTATTCTTTTTTGGTGTTATATCCAATGGGATATTTTTAATTTTTATACCTCAGATTTTTTTCCTTTATATGTTGCAAAACAATATATGCTAGATGAACCTATAATTGTTACAGAAGGCTTTCATGAATGAAAGCCTTAAAATTTTTGATGATTAAAAAGCTTTTATTTAGAGTTCATGACAAATAATCCCCACCAATTTAAAAGCTCTTTACGTTGCTCGAGATATAAAGCGCGATTATATGCACGCCGAACTTCGTCTTTGTCAACATGAGAAAGTGCAGTTTCAATAACATCTGAATTAAAACCTGCCTCATTCATCGCTGTACTTGCAATAGAACGCAAACCATGAGCAACCAATTTTTGTCCATATCCAATACGTTTTAATGCCGCATTTGCTGTTTGGCTATTCATTGCTTTTTGGGGATCGTTTCGACTCGGAAAAATATATGTCCGATGCCCACTTATTGGTTTCATCACCATAAGAATGTCTAAGGCTTGAGGAGACAAAGGAACAATATGTTCTCGCTTAGCCTTCATCCGCTCGCTTGGAATCACCCAGAGCTTTGCATCCAGATCGAGCTCAGCCCACCGAGCACCAGATGCCTCTGATGGACGCACGAGGGTCAGAAGTTGCCATTCTATAAGACAGCGAGTGGGAACGGATAAGTTTGACATAGCTAAAGAACGCATTAGTTCCGGCAGTTCTTCAGGTCTCAGCGTCCGCATATTTTGTTTTTTGGGTTTTTCAAAGGCCATCCCGACGCCTGATGCAGGATTTGCATCGAGCAGACCAGTATTTACGGCATAAATCATAATCTCGTTAATCCGCTGTATCAGGCGACGTACAGTTTCAAGAGCCCCACGTGCTTTTATTGGCTCAAGGGCTTCGACTAGAGTCCGGGCTTTGATTTGCTGGACAGGGAGCTCCCCGATAGCTGGGAATATGTCCTTTTCCAGAGAGCGCCATATATCCTTAGCGTAATCAGGGGTAACGCTTTTGCTTTTTAGCTGGAACCAATTGAATGCAACAGTCGAAAAAATACTGTCTATGGCTATCTGTTGTTGTTCTTCGATAAGTTCAGCTTGAACTTGTGGATCTAGGCCATTAGCTAACAAAGCAAGATAATTCGCCCTTAACCTTCTAGCATCAGCAAGTGAGATAGCTGGGAAAGCACCTATCCCTATCATTGTTCTTTTTTTTGTAGTTGGTCGTTGATAGCGAAAGCGCCAGAGTTTTTTACCGTTTGTTTTCACTATCAGAAAAAGCCCATCACCATCATGCAGTGTTAGATCCTTATCTAGCGCTTTAGCACGTAGAACTTCGGTGTTGCTCAGAGGGCGTGTTGTCCGAGCCAC